TTGACCGTTGTCGCGTTCAGGAAGGTAAATATAAACATTTTCTTGGCAGAAAACTTGACAAGGTATTGTGACTGTGTTATCATTAAGTCGGAAATGAGGTGATGCTTATTAGTGAATTTGAAGCTGTTAAAAATTTCTGTTGTAAGCGTAATATTCCTTTTTATTATTCTTTTTGTGGAAGTAAATATGCCGCTTACCGTCTTAAACCTGACGATTCTAGAGTTATTCGCCTTGATAATGACTATTATGTTATATCAGTTACGTTATATCTTATGATTCGCAGGTATTTAGTTGCACTTAGAAAAGGAGATGGTTCCGCTGAGACTTTATTCCATTTATGATTCCAAGGCTGAACAGTTCAGTCCTCCCCAGGTTTATCACAATGATATGCTTGCTCTGCGAGCTTTCGAAGGTATAGTTAACGATGATAAAATGCTTATTAAAAAATATCCTGAAGACTTTTCACTTTATTATGTTGGCAATCTTGGTGACAGCGACGGTCGCTATTACATTGAGAATTGTGATGAGTCCCACATTCCTGTCATTGTTGGTCGCGCCATAGAATATGTGCAGACTGTTGACAATGATTCTACTAATTGATAATCTAATAAAGAGCGTATCAGAAAAAGGACGATCTCACAGAGATCGCCCTTTTTTTTGTACGCCACGCCCGCCGCGTCTAGGCGCCTGCGAAAGGAGGTGAAATTATGAAATTTAAGACAGCTTACGATCCTGTAGAAGAACATGATCATTGTGGTATTGAGTTTACCATGCCTTCTCTTACGGTTCAGGACGAGAAAGATGAAACTGATATCAATTACATCGTAAATAAGTATGCGGACGGTCAGAAAGGTGTCATGACTCTTGACCTCGGTGATAGTTCGCAGTACGCTTATCTGCAGTTCGGAGATGCAACGCTTCCCGGTGACTACAGCACAGCGTTAGAGCTTGTGTCTGGAGTTCGTGAAGAATTCTACAGTTTACCCGCTTACGTTCGAGCTAAATTCGGTCACGATCCTATGAATTTCATCGACCGATTGAATGATCCTGCAACGCTCGAATATCTCCAACAACAAGGTCTGTATGGTAGCAAATATACCTTTGATGAACCACAACAGTCCGTAAGTAATAAACAAACACAAGAAAAAAGTAATACTTTAGAACAAAATAATGAAGAAACACAAAAATAGCGTCACCGAAGCCAGTTACTTACTTGATGTAACTGGCGTAGGTGACGCAAAAATAATCTAAAACTTAAGAATAATTTGCTTTAGGTTAATTCTTAGGTTTACACTTCGAAGAAGGTGAAATTTTGGCTCGTAAAAAAATAAGAGTTCGAGGACATCGCTTCAGCGATGCTCCTGCAATGTACATGAAAAGGACTAAATTCGACCGTTCCCATGTTTATAAGACAACGTTTGATTCAGGTAAGCTCATACCTGTATTTGTTGATGAGGTTTTGCCTGGCGATACTACTAGGATGTCTGTTAATTATTTCGCTCGTTTGGCTACTCCTATTAAGCCTATTATGGATAACATTTATCTTGATTGGTTTTTCTTTTTTGTACCAAACCGCCTTGTCTGGGAACACTGGCAGAATTTTTGCTTTGAACAGGAAGACCCTGATGATAGTACTGATTATGTCATCCCTACTGTTGCTGCTACTGGTAACTCTGATAATGCTTATGTAGGCTCTCTATGGGACTATTTCGGCTTGCCCGTGAATACGTCTGGCAATTTATCTGGTATTAGCGCTCTTCCATTTCGTGGTGTCTACCTTATTTGGAATGAATGGTTTAGAGACGAAAACCTCCAGAAATCTGTCAAGATTCAGAAAGGCGATACCAACGAAGTTTTGAACTCTGCCCGAGCTGCTGAACAGCCTTCTTGGGTTTTCATGTCAGGTACCAGTATTTTTCCCGGTTTGGCTTGTCCGCCTCGCGGTAAGCGTCATGATTACTTTACTTCTGCTCTGCCTTGGACGCAGAAAGGACCCGGTGTATCTGTAGGCCTTGCCGGTACTGCTACTTTAGTTGATCCTTCGCCTGTTTCAGGCTATTTCGTTCAGCAGTCGAATAATAGTTTAGGTGCTGCTCAGCTTTCTAGTAGTGGCGGTGTTCATGATGTTTATACTGGAAGCGGTACATTAGAGTATGAAGGTGGTTATAGTGTTTCTATAGCTGGTCACTCTATCAACGGTGCTGGCTTAGCTACTGTCACTGCTAAACCTGGTTCTTCTTGGCTTTCTAAGGATTCTTACGCTGATCTTGATAGTTCAAGTATATTTACCATTAATAGTCTTCGTACTGCCTTCCAAATGCAAAAGTTCTACGAACGTCTTGCTCGTGGTGGTAGTCGGTATACAGAAGTGCTTCGCTCTTTCTTTGGCGTAGTTTCTCCTGACGCTCGTCTTCAGCGCCCTGAGTTCCTCGGCTCTTTCACTAAAATGGTAAATGTTAATCCAATAGCTCAGACTTCTGCAACCGACGTCACCTCTCCGCAAGGCAACCTTTCTGCTTATGGTGTTACTGCCGCTAAGTTCCATGGTTTTACTAAGTCTTTTGTCGAACATGGCTATATTTTTGGCTTTGTATGCGCCCGTGCCGATCTTACTTACCAGCAGGGTATTAACAAGATGTGGCTTCGCTCTACGGTTTATGATTTTTATTGGCCTACATTCGCTCATCTTGGCGAACAGGCTATTGAGCTTCGTGAGATCTATGCTCAAGGTTCTGAAGCTGATACTACTGTTTTTGGCTATCAGGAACGTTATGCCGAATATCGCTATAAACCTTCGCAGATTACAGGCAAGTTCCGTAGCTCTGTAGTTAATGGTTCTTTGGATAAGTGGCATTTGTCCCAGGTTTTTAATAATGCCCCGACTCTCAACGAAGAGTTTATTATTGAAAATCCGCCTATTAATCGCATTATCGCTGTTCCCAGTGAGCCTGAATTCCTGCTTGATATAGGCTTCCGTTATACTACTGTGCGCCCTATGCCTATGTTTGGCACACCCGGCCTTGTTGATCACTTCTAGAAGGAGTTGGTTTTATGTCATGGCTTTCTAATACTTTAGGCAGTGTTGCTGGTTCTGTTTTAGGATCTGTAGTTCAGAATCATTACAATTCTGCTAATGCCGCACAGGCTAACGAGTGGAATGTTGAAAACTATAAACATCGTTATCAATGGGCTGTAGAAGATATGCGCAAAGCTGGTCTTAACCCTATTCTTGCTGCAACTAATGGTATAGGCGGTTCTATATCTGGAGCTTCAGCTGCTTCTGTAGGTATGAGTGATATAGGTTCTACCATGAACTCTGCCAAAGCCGCTAGTGCCGCTGAAAGGCAGGCTAAGAACGCCGAGCATCTTGCAATATCTCAAATTGATAAAAACGTCGCAGAAGCCGATTCTGTGCGTCAGAGCACCCATGGTACAGTTCTTCAGAATGGTATTCTTGCAAATGATTTGAATCTTCGTGAGCAGACTTATGAAAAACGTCTTGGTTATGAGCTTGAAAAGATGAATTTGGAGCTTGAAAACCTTCGTCTTCAGGGCTCTTACCTTAGCTCTGGTGTCTTGAATAATATTGCTTCTGCTAATCGTGCTAATTCTGCTGCCGCTTTTGATAATATTCAAACTGAAATGGCAGGAATGGAGCGTGATTTCTATAAAAATATTGAAAGTCTTACAGGTGCTCCTAGATCTGTCGCCAGTGGTGTTGGTTCTACCATCAAAAATGTTATAGGCTTCCTGGGAGGTCGTTATTTTGGAAGGAGATAATTTTATGTCTAATAAAACTACTATGATTCTTACTTTTATTGTTTCTGTTGTTGTACCTTTCATTCAGGAAGTTGTAGATCTGATTGAAGCTCTGAAAGGTAAAGCTTCTTTGAATACTGTTACTGCTAAAAAAGTTGCTTCGGACTTTCAAACCGATGTTGCGCAACTTGTTGAGCCAGTTGCTAATAAGAATGATTCTAAAAAAACTAGCCGTTTTTTCGGTTCTTGGAGGGATGCTAAATGAGGCGACGTCGCTTATCTAAACGAGGTTCTCGCCGTCTTTTTCGGCGTACTTCCAGATCTCGTCGTAGAAATTTTAAAAGAGTAGGACGAGGTGGATTTAGAATTTGACATTCTGATTTAATCCTGATACAATCGGTACAGGTGGTTAATATGGTTTGTTATAATCCTATTCTTATGTACCCAGTTGAAGGAGCGATTACAAAAAATGGAAAACAACATTATAGTTTTTACGGTAGCCTTGCCTCTCACCCTGAGCTTGCTGGCGATAGCCGTTTCATTCGTTGTTCTTGTAAACAATGCATCGGTTGTCGTCTCGAAAATAGTAGACAGTGGGCTGTCCGTGCTGTTCACGAAGCCCGTTCTTCGTCTTCTGCTTATTTCGTTACTTGCACTTTTGACAATTATCATTTGCCACGTGATAAAAGCTTAAGCAAGAAATTTCATCAGACTTTTATGAAGAATCTTCGTCGTGAGTATGGCAGCGGTATTCGTTTCCTCGGCTGCGGTGAATATGGTGAACTTCATGGTCGTCCCCATTATCATTACATTTTGTTTAATATTGATTTTGATGACAAAATTTTTCGGTTCCGTACAGACGGTTACAATACTTATACTTCTTCTCGTTTTGCCAAAGTATGGAAATATGGTATGCATCTTATTGGTGAGTTTAGTTTTGACGCTGCTGCCTATGTCGCTCGCTATATAGTTAAAAAGCAGACTGGTAAAGATGCTCCTGCTCACTATAAAGGCCGCATTCCTGAATTTATGGTTTCTTCTAATCGTCCCGGCATAGGTGCTAAATGGCTCGAAAAACATGGTGAAGAATGTTATGCTAACGATTATGTTGTTATCAACGGTAGAAAGATGCGTCCTCCTCGTTATTATGATAAGAAATTTGATGAAACGCATCCTCACTGGATGGAGTTTATTCGTAATAACCGTATTGAGAAGATGCTTCAAAACCTGGGAGATAATACTTTTGAACGTTTGGTTGACCGTTGTCGCGTTCAGGAAGGTAAATATAAACATTTTCTTGGCAGAAAACTTGACAAGGTATTGTGACTGTGT